ATTGACTTGAGTGGTTGGAATGATGCCGACTTAAATGGTAATCCTGCGTTTCAAGTTATTTGTAGTGGCACAACAGTTCCAAGCGGATATACTGAGATAGATACAATTGAAAATTGGAACAGGTTTGGATTACAGGTGGCTAATGATTATAGTGTTGTGAAATTTGAAATCAAAGACATAGCAGGAATTCTTGGTTGGACAGGTTTAACGAATACCGAAAAAGACTTAGCAATTAAATACTATGCATATCCCGACCCTACAAGTGCCGTTGTTTATCTTATGACAACCAAGGGCATGTCACAGGCACAAGCACAGGGATTTGTGTTGCAGTCATGGCATAAACATCACTTAAAGAATATCGTGGCATACACTCAACGATGGAACTACGCTAAATTCACTGTATTACAATATCTTAGTCGTGAAGATGGTGAAGACCTTTTTAACACGGTGAAGACTCTTGTTGATTTATATATTGAAGTCGGTATTCTTGGTGTTGATTTCAATGATAGTAGTGACGGTATTATTGATTACGTTTATTCAATACATGGATTTACCGGACAAGGACTTGAAGAAAATAATTATACTTTATTACAAGGAACATGGGTAGACTTTAAAACTGCATTGAATAATGTTCTTGTTTGTGGTATTTATAATATATATACAGACTTAGATAATGGCTAAACAGGAAACAAATTTTTTGGAAATATTATTTCGTAACCTATTGATTGGGATGACGATATATGATGATGACGACATTCCTGTTGTGATAGAGGAATTGAATTATGACCCAATGATTAAACACATATATATTAAATCCGGTAGTAATTCACAAAAAATGAGATTGGATAAGAATTACGATTTTGAAGTAGATGCGGTTTTCAGTAAAATTGTTCCTAATAAAGAAAAGATTCACGGTAAACGGGATAGATAAAAGTATTTATGAAAAACAAAGGCTATGGGTGAATTATTTGAAGTAATTTTTGGTGCGTATACGTGGATTCAGATTTTTGGATTCTCGTGGTTCTTATTGATAGGTTACCTAATTTATGGTTTTGACGAAACCAGCACACGTGATAAATTAAGTCAGGCAACTCCGAGGAAATGGAGGTGGAAGTTCTGGTTTCATGATAACTGGCGTAGATATCTGGTAACGTTTCTCTCAACATATGTGATGTTCAGGTTTTACGTGGAATTCGTGGGACATGAGTTCACTTACTTTGAAGCACTTATGATGGGTCTTATTGGTGATGGTATTGGGGCATCTACCAAGAAAAGAATTAATATGGTTAAAGCCAATAGGGAGAAACTAATGGAAGCCGAAAAAATAATTTCAGGTGATACTGATGATGATGTAAATGAAGACGTAGGATAATGGATTACAGTACTTTCAGACTTAATGACTTCTTCATAAAGAAGGACAGCACGCTTCCCGAATTGAAGTATCCTCTTACTCAGAAGGTAAGGGAACAATATGACTTGACGGATGACATGCTGGAAAATGTTGCAGTGACGTTCTCAATGATGGATGCTAACACGGGTCTGTATCGCATTGCTAATGTGGCTGCTAACCTTGTTATTAGCAACGAAAGAGCAGAGTACCCGGACGAACTTCAGTACACGCTGATGTACAAATTCAAACTACCACAAACAGCAAAAGCCGGGAGGTTCCTTGGCGAGTTCAAGGTTGACTTCCTTGGCGAAAATTGTGGCAAAATAACACTCCCCACAAACGGTTTCATCAATATCATGATTTCCGACAGTCTTACCAAGACGACAGTGGTCTAAAAAAATTCAAAATATACTAAAGTATATTTTGAAAACATTCCGAAATAAAATATTCTTGCATTAAACCCAGATTTTCGTATCTTTGTTCGAAATTGTATAATACACAATGGGTGAACCAATATTCATAGTTAGTTGTGAAAGGATTCGTAGAACACTAACCTACCATGTAAGATTTCCAATTAACGACCAGTTAATCCAGAGAATAAAAGAACTTCCTGAAGAGACCAGAAAATGGAGGGTATTGGAAAGGGCGTGGGAAATTCATGCATCCTCACTACTCATTTTAATTAGACGATACCGGGGCAGCAATAAAATCCGATTTGATTTCGGGTCTGATGAAAGCAGAAAGATATTCGTACAACAAATCAAAAAAATTGAACTTGCTGAAGCCGAGAAGCGCAAATTTATTGCAGAACTCAATGTCAAGAAAGAAAATTGGGTCCGGTTCAAGAATGAATTGGAAAAGAATTACGAGCAATACAGCGATAAACTGCATGCACTTCTGGATGGTGATGTAAAGCTGTATCCACATCAAATCGTGGCTTCGATGTTCATGAATGTCACGAGAAGCACCTTAATTTCTCATGAAATGGGATTGGGTAAAACCCTGAGTGCCATCTTGTTTGTCGAAATGAATGGTTTCGAAAAGGTTGTGGTTATCACACCAAATTCCCTGAAGTTCAATTTTTATGAGGAAGTAAAAAAATTTACAAATAGTAATGCATATATTGTAAATTGGCGTAGAAACACCTGTACCATCGAAGATGCGAAATACGTTATTGTTAATTACGATTTCTTTAATCCAAATATAAAAAGTAAGAGGTTCGACCCTAAGTGGCAGAAGCTCGATATTGGTAGAATCGATTCCATAATATGTGATGAATGTTTTCCTTATGATACGTTAATCCAAACAAATATCGGTGAGCTTAAAATTGGTGATATTATTGAAAATAAACTTGATGTTAAGGTACTATCCTATAATCATAAGCTAAAGAAAATTGAATATAATGCAATTAATAGGTATTTATATAGAGGTAATAATGATGTTATTAAAGTAAAATTATTAAATGGTGAAATCATTGTATGTACGCCAGAGCATAAATTTTATTCTGTTGATAGAGACAAATATATACCAATTAAAGATTTTAATTATGGGGAAAGACTATATAAATACGAGAAGAAAGAAAATACCAACGAAGATTTTGATATGTCTACAATGTGGGATGAAATTCAAGCAAAAAAGAAGTTCACAAAAACTATGTTCGAAAAAGTGTTCAGCAATTTTTACATCAAAAGAAACAGTATTAAAAGCAGTCGAAACAAGAAGATTGAATGGGAACATATCACCGATTGTGACGAGGAATTGTCAATATTGCAAAAAAGAATTCTCTGTTCAGGAAAGAAAAACACAAAGGTTCTGCTCAACGAATTGCTCTGCGAAATGGAGGATGTCGAAAACGGAAATAAGGGAGAAGATATATTCCAAGGAAGCTGGGAAAAAAATTTCGGAGGCGTTAATAAAGAGTTACAAAAACAAACCGGAATTGAAAACCCGGTTATCAGAACGTATGAAATCGAACAATCCAATGTTCAAACAAATGAACGTAGAGAAAATGAAGAAGAAAAGAGGGAAATATACTTTTCTTTCAAGAGGTGGAAATGGACAATTAACAACGCAACAAATAAAATTATTCACGGAATTATCGGGAATAACTCAAATGAAAATGGAATTAGCAATTCCTGTGTTATTACCGCTCAAAGAAATGAATGCAAACATAATTTCACCACCAACACATTACAAAGTGGATATAGGGATACTGAGCATAAAATTGGCAATAGAGGTAGATGGGAAAACACACAAAACAAAGAAATGGAAATTTCTGGACAAGAGAAAGACAGAAATCTTGAAATTATTGGGGTGGAAAGTGTTGAGGTTTTGGAATTGGGAGATAGACGAAAATTTGGAAATGGTGGTTGCCAAAATAAAAAAACATATGATTTAGAAATTGCAAATAATCATAATTTTTTTGCGAACGGTATATTGGTGAGTAATTGTCAAAAACTTAAAAACACCAAGTCCAATACATATAAGAATTTCAAGAGGACGTTCAATAAGAATATATTTAAAGCTGATAAAATCAGTAAGATTTTCTTATCAGGAACTCCCGCACCAAACCGGGCACATGAATTATATACTGTATTAAATCAGGTATCGCCTCTGGACTTCGCAACGAAAACATATTTCCAAAAATATTATTGTGGTATGGATTATGACCATGAGAGTGGGTGGGGATATAGGACAAACAGTGCAGAACAGCGACTTGAAGAACTGTTCCATAAAACAGCACCATATACTCACAGAAAACGAAAAATTGATGCGCTTAAAGACCTACCTGATAAAACATATCAGAAGGTCATGATGGAAATGGATGATGCAGAATACAGCACTTATGATGATATTGAAAACAATGTGGCAAATGAGTTCGTTGAACGTCCTTCAGGTAATCACCTGACAATAATGATTCGCCTGAGACAATATACGGCACATCTAAAGGTCAAGCCTTTACTTGAATTAATTGAAAATATTTTGGAAACCGGGGAAAAGGTTGTTATTGTTGACTATTACAAGGAAAGTCTTTATGAATTGAAAGAGGCTCTGGGAGATGTTGCTGAATTACACACTGGTGACGAAAAAGACTTGGAAGTACGTGCCGGGATAATAAAAAGATTTCAAGACCCGGATAGTGACCTGAAGGTTTTCCTTGGCACAATTCAAACCAGTAATTATGGCTTGACTCTTACTGCTGCAAGTAAATTGTTTATCATCACACTTCCATATTCGGTAGGTGAATATGACCAAGTGGCTGATAGACTACATAGAATCGGACAGAAAGCTGCTGTGAATATCTATCCACTGGTGTTCAGAGACACCATTGATGATTATGTGTTTTCGGCAATCGAAGGCAAGCGAAAAGAAATCGTGAAAGTAATGGATAACGAAGATTATGAGTCTGTTGTTGCGGAATCTGTGTTTAGTGAGGTTGTTAACAAAATAAAAGAAAAGCATGGGAAAACTAAAGAATAAAAGGGTTGGTGTTTTGTTTTCGGGTGGACTGGATTCCACTTATTTGGTCTGGAAGAATCTCAGTGATGGTAACACTGTTGTGCCAATATATATTGAGATTGGTAATAATAAGGTAAAAACTGTTTTGGAAAAGAATCGAATTAGTTTGTTACATAAGAAATTCGCCAAGCAGTTTAATACCGATAAACCATATTCTGAATGTCCCTTAAAGGATATTGAATTCGTGTTGACTGTAGATGTTTGTGCCCATGAAGAAAGTCTATATTTTAAACAAGTACCGATTTGGATTCTTGGTGTATTATATTGTCAGGGTCTTGAAGTTGATGAAATACAAATTGGATATGTTGGAAATGATGACGCTATTGCATATCTTCAAGATATTCAGAAGATTTATAAAACCTATCAATTAATGTCGGAGAAATTAATACCTTTGACATTTCCGCTTTTCAAGGAAAGAAAGCATGATATGGCGAAAGTGTTACCAGATGAATATTTTGAGTTGATATTTAGTTGTGAAAATGCCAGAATTATTGGGTCTGAAGACGCAGAACTCGTGAAATACGAACCATGTTGTGAATGCACGCCTTGCAGAACAATAATTGCAAGTGATTATTATTATAGGGAGTTTCCTGAAATATATAAAAAAGAGTTAACGAAGAAACGAATTCGTAAATTAAGTGGAGAAGGTTATAAAATAATTGATGAAAAGGGGAACGAAGTTGATGCATGGGAAAGTGTGAAATGTGTACCGGAACCACACCAATTGACAATTGAATTTGATAGGATTGAAACGGATAGTATTGACCTTCAGGGAAAAGCGGAGTGTATTGAAGAATGTGAAGTACCTGAATTAAATTAAAAGAATGGATAAATTAAACGTCTTAAGTGAAATCAAGGGTTTCCTTGAAGGATATAATAACGACCTAAAGTATTTGGTTAACGTAGAAACTGACCCCAGAACCAATGTTGCGGAATGCATCATTCACCCACCGGGCGAACCATCGAAAATTGTCAAAGTAGCTTACGAGCCATTCATGTATATGAAAGACTTGACGAACACCAAGTACGTGCTTTATCACGGCAAAACCGAGGACATGATTCATAGTAAACGTATGAAGTATGGTATCAAGGTTAAGAAATTAAAAACTGGTAATCAAAAAAGACTTGTTGATGGCTATTGTTATAAATATTCAAGCAGTAAATCCCAGAACGACCTCATTAATTATTTCAGTGATGGTGGAATTAACCCATTTGAAAAAGCCAGAGATATTGATGGCAACTTCATAAAGGATGACAAAGACAGATATATTTACCCAAATCGTGAATTATTTTTCAATCCAAGTCTTCAAGAACAATTCTTCATTGTGAATCAATGCCGACTTTATAAGGGGTTCGAAGAATATTCTGATGTTCATAAACTTACGTTTGACTGTGAAACAGAGGGTCTTAGATATCAAATACATCGATTGTTTGCTATTGGTGTTAGAGATAACCGGGGATTTGAAACCATATTGGAAGTCGAGAAACTCAATGATGATGAAGCTGAAAAGAAGTTAATTCTGGATTACTTTAATCTAATCAATTATATCAAACCCGCAATTATTTCAGGTTATAATTCAGAGGATTTCGACTTTGATTTTATAATGGGTCGAGTAAAAGTGCTTAAATTAAGTCTGGAAGGAGTTCCTACTTCGTTGAAACCCGGTATTCAGTTGTTTAGAAAACCCAATACTTCTGTGAAGTACGGTAATACTGCTGAAAAATATACTGCCACGTTCATGTGGGGATTTTCTGTTATTGATATTCATCACGCAGCAAAGAAAACTCAGGCAATCAATAGCGATATTAAGAACACCAAACTAAAATACATAGCGCAATTCGAAAAGATTGCCAAACCCAATAGAACATATATTGAAGGAGAGGGTGGTAATATCAGTAAGTTCTATGCTGAGAATAAGATTTTTCTCATGAACGAGAAGAACGAATATACTCAAATACCTGATGAATGGCAGCAAGTTGGTAGGAATTTATATAAGCTTCAGGCGAACAAAGGAAAATTGAGTGATGACGAACATAAACTTCTAAGGGATAAATATCTTAAAGAAAATCGTGGGTTTATTGGCTGGTTTAGAGAAGTACCACAACCCAAGGAGCATACGATTTTTATTAGTGGCAAGAAACTCTTAAGAGCCTATCTTCTCGATGACCTCTGGGAAACCGAACAAGTGGATGAAGCCTATAATCAGTCGTCATTCATGCTTGCCAAGATTGTACCAACTACATATCACCGAGTTTGTACAATGGGTACTGCCAGTATCTGGAATCTCTTGCTTACTGCATGGAGTTACGAGAATGATTTGGCTATTCCGATTCCCGATGTATATGAAAAGTTTAGTGGTGGTCTGGCAAGATGTTATAAGGTCGGATATACGACAGGCATCATTAAAATTGACTTTGCCTCACTTTATCCCATGCTTCAATTGACTCATGACATCTTCCCGATGTTTGACATCACGGGTGTTATGAAGAAAATGTTATTGTATCTCACAACTACCCGTAACATTTACAAGAAAATCGCAAATGGTGATGACTTAAACAAGGAGGAAATTTCATTGCTTCAGCAAATCGACCATGAACTTCATCACAAAGTTATGCGTGGTGACGTAACTGCCAAAGAAATGGCTATGGCGAAAATCAAGCAGTTGCCTATCAAGATTCTGAACAACTCGTTATTTGGTGCTCTGGGTTCACACATCAGCTTTAACTGGTCAGATAATATATGTGCTGCCAAAATTACTTGTAGTGGTAGGATTGAACTCCGTCACGCAATTTCGTGGTTCAGTAAATATGGGTGTGTTGCTTTGCTTGCAGTAACTGATGGTGTTAACTTCCAGATTCCAGTGACGACAAATATCCGGGTAAGTGATGAAGGTGAGGAAGAGATGTTACAAGGTGGGTCACCAAATGATATGTGGCACTATAGGGGCATAAGGGGCATAAACGCACTTATCGAAAAGTTTAATGTGGAAGAAATGACACCACCATTTATGGCTGTTGATAACGATGGTGAGTCAACATCATGTCTTAATCTTTCAAGAATTAACTATGCTACGCTCTCACCCAAAAAGGATAAGAAGACCGGGGAAATCACGGAGAAAATCAAGCTAACAGGTAACACAATTAAGTCCAAGGTAATGCCAGAGTATATCGAAGACTTTATTGATGAAGCAATGGAATTAATTCTTCATGGTAAGGGTAAAGAATTTGTTGAAAGGTATTATGATTATGCCGAGAATATTTTCTACCAACAAATTCCATTAAAAAAGATTGCGAGTAAGAGTAAGGTCAAGTTGAAATTGAGTGCATATAAAAAACGTGGTACTGATAAGAATGGTAAACCTAAAGCAAGTCAGGCACATATGGAATTATTGATTCAGGACCGGGAAAAGATTGCATGTGAGTTGTTTGAAGAACATAAAGAAAATCTTGGGTTTCAAAAAAAGGAAGAAAATCTTACTGCTGCCGATAAAATGAAACTCGTGGTTAATTACATGCCACAAGAACCGGAATTGGATAGTGTAGTGTATTACGTCAATACTGGTGAACGCAAATCACATGGTGATGTAAAGAAAGACCCAGAAACTAAAGAAGTTGTATTGCGTTGCAAGCTAATTAATGCCAAAAACCTTATGGAAAATCCAGAAATGACTGGTACATATAATTTCGAAAAGTATCTTGATGCCTTTAATAAACGTGTGGAATCAATACTTGTTGGGTTTGACCCAGAGATTCAGAAGAAAATTCTGGCAAGAATTGTTAAAGGTGAACTGAAAAAGGAAATGTTTACCAGTGACCAATTGGAAATGGGAAATTATAATTCTGATGATTTTAATGATAGTATGAATTTGGAAGAACTTGAAGTCGGATTCTGGAATAAAACAGGATATGACCCAAGAAAAATATGGGATGGGTTCACGATGAGTGATGGTAATGAAGTGTATTTCGAGATATATGACGATGCGTTAAATTACCTTAATGAAAAAATGCTTGCCAGTGGTAAGCAGTACATCAAATCAATAAATGATGATTATGGTGCTGGTGATTTGGTTCTGATTAAAGACGGTGGGACTTTCAATGTTGGTTCGTATGACGGTACGTTCATGAAAATTGTAAGAGAAAACGTTGACATCCCTAAACACCCAATTCAGATTGAAATTGATAGAAAGAAGGAAGTGGAAGAGCGTAAGTTAGAAGAACTTGAAATTACAATGGCAAAGAAAACCGATGCTGAACTATTCCAGAAGGCACAGATGGAAAAAAGACAAAAATATTTCGAGGCATTCCTTAAGCTATTTAATTTTGATGTGTCGAAATTTACGTTAGCAATGCTTGAAGAACAGCAAGATGGTTTTAAAATGTTGGATGAATTCATAGAAAATACTGAAACCGCAACAGAATCTGCTGCATCTGAATATTTAGATGATGGTGGAGATGGTGCATATTGATATTCTTCAGTATTTATATGAAAACATTCCGCAATGAAAATAAAATATCTTAATGAAATAGTTGATGGTAACGATGACTTGATTGGTGCTGATGACATCCCAACCAATGGTTCTGACTTAGAATCACAAGCAAACAATACAACTGACTATAACGCAAAGGTGGGTCAACAGCCATTCAGATATGACATGTTGGGTCGTTTCGGTTTCACATTACTTCCTTTTATGGAGGGTGAAGATAAAAATGAAGGGCAAGCAGAACTTGAGAACGATTTGGTTGACTTATTAAATCAAAGATATGTTGATATTCTAAGCCATTATTTTAGAAATCCACAAAAAATAAAACCTGATTATCGTAAACACGTTACTGATGATGAAATTTCAGATGAAACTATGAAACATAGTGTTATCTGTGCCGATAAAATTCTTAAAGCAATCGAAAAACATTTTGAAAAGTCATTAAAGAATCTTGACGAGCAATTCAAGGAGAATCTTGCTGAAGCCGTTATGTTTGAAGATAAGATGGTTGATAAAAAGAACGATGAATTTACAAAGAAGGGTGAGGATGGTGAAGTTCAGGACGCAAAGCTCAAGAAAATTGCTGGTCTTATTAATAAATTAGATGCTGATAAGAAAAAGAAAATCATAAATTTATTAGAAACTGACTAATGAATTCAGAACTTTACAATAAAACCTACAAGGTTCCCCCAGAGGTCTTAAAAAGCATTCAGGCAACCCTTGTATCCAATCCGCAGGGAGAAGGCGTAAAACGAGCTAAAAACATCCTTAGAGCGGGTCAAATTACGTATCAAGCAATGAAGAGATTGAAGAATTTCTTTGATAACTACAATGCTGATTTTGGTGATAGGATACAACATGCACTTGCGGGTGGTGATATGATGAGAAATTTCGTTGATTCGACACTGCAAGCCGACAGAGATGCTGTTGAAACGTCTAAGGAAAGAAGACAGGATATGGATGCTGATGTAGATATGGGAATCAGTATTGGTTATGATGCACCGGAACTAAATGAAGCAAAAAAAGAGCTTGATAAAAATGCTGTTGCTGTAATTATTAATGATGATAATAAGATTTTGTTGTTAAAACGTTCGGATTACGAAAAACAATGGATGCCAAACAAATGGGCACTTGTTGGTGGTGGTATTGAAAAGGGTGAAAGTCCCGAAGAAGCTTGTAAAAGGGAAATCAAGGAAGAAACTGGTTTGGAAATTAAAAAATTTGTTAAATCATTCACGATTCAAAGAAGACCAGAGAGTATTGAGCACATTTTTGCGTGTAGATATGATGGTGACCCTACTGATATTGAGCTTGATGGTAAAGAAAATGTTGGCTATGGCTGGTACGATGTTGAAGAAATGGATTATCTGGACATTGTGCCAAATTTAGTTGAATACATTATGCTCGTGTTTAAAAAATACGATTGATTTGTATTTATATAAAAATAATTTGAATAACTAAAACAGAAAAAATGAGTAATTTAGAAAAAATTAGTGTTGAGTTCAGAAAGAAGGAAGTTGCAAGAAACAGCTACGACCAGAACGATTCTTACGAATTAGGTCATGCCAATGCATTATCTGATGGTGATGAAAAGGGTAAGGGCGAGAAGAACAATCAAGTTGGTGGTGCTACGGATATCAAATCACGTGAAACAGCAGCAGCTAAGAACAGATATAACACAAACAGACAATATGATGCTGGTTCAGTAGATGGTTCTGTTAGTGGTAGAGGTACAGTAGTTGAGTAAGAATGATTAGCGAGGCAAAAATAATATTTGACCACATCAGGAGTCTTCGTCACCTTTTAACTGAGGCTGTCGGTGAAAATGTTATTAAAGATGCCATTGATAATCATGAATATGTCTATCTCTACTACAATGGGGATGATAATGTTGAAAAAGGTTATCGTACAATAAGACCATTTGTTCTCGGTAAGACTGGAAAGGGTCATACCGTACTTCGTGCATGGCAAGACAAAGGTAGAAGCCAGAGTCTGGGTCCGCACGCCAAACGTCCACCAAGACCACCAGCACCGAAAGATGACCATGAAAGATGGACTGATACTGATGGTTCAACAAAGCCGGGTTGGAGATTATTTCGTGTAGATAAAATAGCGAAATTATATCCCACAGGTGATAAGTTTGAAGATGATGATGGAAATGTGCTTATTCCACCAAAATATGATGAAAGTGGTGATAAGCAAATGGGTGGTGGACGTATTGCATGGGTTTCAACGCAGCAGTTGAAGATTGGTTTTGCGAAAGCAGGAGCTACAGATGAACCAACGGTGGTTCCTAAACCAGAACCGGATGTTCAGCAAGTAAAAAGATGGGAACCATTTTACAATGCCAATGCTGCAAGAAGACCAATGAATGCTGCGACAATTCAGAAGTTATATGATATCGCAATGAATGTTCGTAAGGAGAAGACCGGAGATTTGTTTGTTGCGGTTGATGATAAAAACAAATATCATTTCAGACCCGAAACAATCAGGGATAGATTTCCACAAAACGCAATTGTTGGTAATCTTAAACAATTGTATGATGAACTTGTATTAAATAACAGACAAAAAACATCAGCAGAACAAGATTTTGTTAGAAGGGAGAAGGAAAAATTCGATAAAAGCGTTAGTAGCGATGTAGAAAATCCAACGCTTTTTCAATAAAATTATTAATAGATAGTGTTTTTGCAAAAAAATTTAGTATTTATAAAAAAATATAAAATATTATAATAATGGCACAGAAGGTTAATTTAGATAAACTCAAAAACGAAATTGATAGTAGAAAGAAGGAGAGAACTCCAGCAGGTTCTGGAGCAGCACCACGAGATGTGTTTCTACATGGCTTATTGGAATCACTGGAACATGGTCATGAGACAGCTTCATCAAGTCTAATAAAAACTGTTGGAAATGAAGCTTCTATAAAGAAAGGTGAAAAGGCAGTTCTCCCGATTCGAGACTCTGTACCTACACCCGCACAAACACCTGTAGCTCGACCTCAACCCATACAAGAGTCAGAAGAAAGGGACCATAAGTTGTTTGAGGACATGGAAAAGATGAGAAAGCAGACACTGGCAGACTCACTTAACGCTATTACAGGTAATGCACCAACTGCTGCAATGCCATCAACAGTTAATTATGGTGGACAACAAATGTTGACATCTTTGCCAGCAGGAACGTCAGCCGGGGGTGTACAAATAAACGAAGCTGCGTTAACTGAAAGTGTTAGATTAATCGTTAATAATCATTTAGTTGAGAACTTTGCTCCTGTACTGGAAGACGCAATTAAAAATACGGTTATTGAGATGTATGCCGTGGAACGAATCAAAGACGTTCTAAATGAAAACACTGACCTGATAGAAAAGATTGTGTACCAAACCATCAGGAAACTACAAAACAAAACAAAAAAGTAGAATAATCATTCTGCTTTTTCTTATCTGTTTTACCATTAATTCTGTATTTATGAATATAGTAAAAATATTGATGGTATGAAATACGAAGACTTTCCAAAATTCTTAGAAGGATTCAATCAAATTCGTTCATTTAAGGGAAGAATGGATTTCGCCAACGAACATCTACAAAGAATTGGTAGTGGGAGTGGTAGAGTTGTATATGATATTGATGGTGAAAAGGTTTTTAAGTTAGCGAAAAATGCCAAAGGTATTGCACAGAACGAAGCAGAAGCTGGTGTTGGTTATTATGCAGATACACTGCATGTTGTTACTGAAATTTTTGATAGTGCCGATGATAATAGTTGGTTGGTTTCAGAACAGGCTAAAATGGTTAATGAAAAAAGAATCAAAGAACTTACAGGAATTCCAAGTCTTAATGATTTATATTATTTCCTAAGAAATACTGTTGACCAAAATAAAGGTGGGAGAAAAATGTTTGGTCAGGACAAAGAAGTTGAGGAATTTTTTTGGGAAAATGAGTTTGCAAGCGATTTAATTACTTTTGTTGTTAATTACGGTCAGACTCCCGGTGATATGGGAAGACCCAGCACATATGGTGAGGTTCTCCGTGATGGTCAACCAACAATTGTATTAACGGATTACGGCTTGAATGATGAAGTCTTTAATACCCATTACAGTCCACAGAGAAAACAAAGACATCAGATGTATGAGCTATATGGTTTCCAAGATGGGAATGATGACATACTTTCTGACATCGGAAACGTAGGTGCTAATGAAAGACATGGTATGTGGGGTCTCATGCCCTATAGTGTCAGTGATGGACCGGGTGTTATCAATGAACGGTTCGTTGATTTCGTATCAAAAAAACGTAAGTACCCTAAAAAGCCAGTTAGTTCATTACCATTCTTAAGTGATTGTTTCCACGAATGTGTTAACAACCTTAAAGAAACGTTAAATAGTGTTGACAACAAAAAACAGTTTTTCAACAATCTTCTTGAACTCCAACAATATCTTATTGAGCAAGGATATTATGATAGAGACCCTCTGATGAAAGAGGAATATGTTATTAATGAAGACGCTCCAATACCACCAGTTGATTATGATACATTGGATGATAAATCATATGCGATTGAATTAGCACAAGGAGTTGCTGCTAAATTAGATTTGGGTGGTGTTGGTTATCTGGGGTATGGTGGAAATGGTGTTGCGTTTGAAGTAAACAATAGGGTTGTGTTGAAACTAACTACTGATTTGGGTGAAGCCGATGCAGCATTTATCGTACTGAGAAACGGAGCTAAATATCTTGCTGACATATATAATATTTACAAGGTAGTTGATACTGAAAAGAATAAATCGGTGTTCGCCATTCTTCAAGAAAACATTATCAACAAACCACTTGATAAGTTTATAAAAATGGAAGCAGATATCAATAAAATATTTCCTGAATATAGTTATCAAGATTTTTTATCTGGCATCAGAAAAAAAGATAGATTCGATTATAATAAAAGCATTGAATTTGCCAAGACCTTGTTAACTGAAAACCCCGAAGCGAATGTGTCACAAGCCGATAGAAAAGCAGCACATGACCTTATTGTTGGAATAACGAATATCAGACAAGAATTAATTGATTTAGGAATCAAGTCAACTGATTATATTTCGAATTCAAATCTTGGGTATAGTAATGGTGCGTTAAAATTCTTTGATGTTGGAGGTCACTTTGAACCAGAACCCAATGTTGGTAAAAACGTAATAACGTTACCGGAGAACGTTACTGAAGGTCAAATTAACGAAGACTATCCCAGAGAACGTGCTGATGCAGTTGCTATTCAAATCGGAAAAAAACTTGGTGTTGAACCACATTATCTCGGACATGGATTGTTTGGTGTGGCATATGATATTGGTGATAATAAGGTCTTGAAAATAACCAGTGACAATAGTGAGGCAGCAGAGAATCTTGAACTCATAGGAAAACCATTAAAATATATCGCACAACCATACAAAGTATATAAGGTAGAGTCTAAGACAAACCCCGATTTCCCTAAAACGTATGCAATTATTCTGGAAAAATTGAAAACAGATGCTGCTTATTTCAAACGTATGTATGACAGACTTGAATACGCTTTCAAGACTTTCTTTGATATCGATTATAAAGAAGCTCTTGAAGCCTATCTTTATGGTTATCAATTTGACCATGACGTTAATAAGGATGATGTTGACCGTTATTTTAAAAAGAACAGCGAAGATGCTGAATTCTTTTTCAGCATATTAAGGATTGCCGAAGAACTTGAAAAATACGGTGTGGAGTCCGTAATTGAATATTATAATCCATATAATCTTGGCTACAAGAAAAGCGGTGCGATTGGTCTCTTTGATGTTGGATTTGGTAATGGATTTCTGCAACCAACGGATGCTGAAAAAATTGATGTTAATGTTGATGAAGACGGTAGTTCTAAATTCAGTACTGATAGCGACTTGGGACAAGATGGTTTCCCGGCATATAATAATGGTGAGGATAGTTCTCCTATGAATCAAAATAATCTGGATGCCAATTCAGCAATGTATGGTGGTGATGGTCTGGATGAAGACCTTGAATATAATCATGTGGTTGGTGATGCTACTGATGATGAATTTGAAATGACAGAAGACCGTAAGAAAGCATGGGTTCCCGGTTCACAAGCCGTGACCGTTAAAAAAAGATGTCGTCTTGGTGGTAAAGCCGATGGTACTTCAGATGCCTGTAATCAAGGTGATATCAATAACTTAGAGTTTAGTGCTTTGACTGAAGAAGATATTGAGGAAGGTGTTGGAGATAAATATGCTGAGAAGTTTGGTGTTAAACCGGAATTTGATAACTTTGAGGACGAATACAGAAAAAAAAAGAGTAGTGAAGAAAATGTAGTTATTTATAACGACCCCAAAATTGATTGGCAAATCATAGAGAATCCACAGACACTTGATAATATAGGAAAAAATGTTAGGGGTGTTATTGATAAAGCAGGTAATTTTTTCGTTGAGCAGAGAAGCCACCATATTCATAAAATAATTATTGATGTTTTAAATAGTCGCAGACTACTTCATAAAGATTATATGTCATCTCTGGATGATACGTTACCAACAGATTATGTGACAGTAACGAGATTAGATGACACTAATAAAATATTGCTTGGGGAAAGTAATCAGGCAATGTATCCTGATGAATTAAGACCTGATTGGGGTTTCGAGGGTTACCCCACACATGCAGAAGCAGCACCTGTTTATCAGAAATTCATGGATGCTGCACAACGTAGGAATCCCAAAATTGATTTTGTTAACGAATTTTTACCGACATACGGAAAGACAAAAAAAACAGATTATAGTAAATTGATGATAGAAGGCGACATAATGCAATTGGGTGACCTACCATTTAAATCGGAAATCGAGAGTCTCGGTGGAAAGATTTATAGTGTTGGGGGAGCCGTGCGTGATGAGTTTCTGGGTAAGGAAAGTAAAGACCTTGATATTCTTATCACTGGCATTCCTATGGATGAACTTGAACAACTACTTTCTAAATATGGAAAGGTCAATACTGTTGGTGCAAGTTTTGGTGTTATTAAGTTCGTGCCTAAAGGTAGTACTGAAGAAATTGATATTGCGATTCCCAGAACCGAAAGAGCAACTGGTGGTGGTGGGCACAAAGATTTTGATGTTACCTCTGACCATGAATTACCAATTGAAAAAGATTTGGAGCGCAGAGACTTTACCATCAATGCTATTGGTAAAGATAGTGAAGGTAATATTGTTGACCCATATGGTGGTCAGGAAGACCTTAAGAACAAGATAATCAGAATTGTTAATCCAGTGGCGTTTAGCGATGACCCATTGAGAATGTTACGTGCTGTGCAGTTCGCAAGTCGTTTCGGGTTCGTAATTGAACCAACAACAATGGAAATGATTAAGACCAATGCACAAAAAATCAAGGAAATTCCTGCTGAGAGAATCTTAATCGAATTAGATAAAATTGTTAAGAAAGGCAATAAACGAATTGGTGCGCAATTGTTACAGAACACAGGTTTGTTTAAGCAGATTTTCGGTTATGACTTGAAAACATCAACCATTGACCGCAGTGATTTCGAAGGTGTGAAGACAATGGGTGAATACCTGTTCTTGTTAACACGTTTATTACGAGACCCTGTTGGGTTCGTGAAAAACAACCTGAAGGGTGATTTGGTGACCGAAAAACAAATAAAGGCACTTCAACACGCATATGATGCTGCCAACGAATTTGATGTTATGAAAACGAGAACAGCAGCACATAATGTGTATGTGACTTCAAAAGATATGCTTCAAAGTGAGATTCTTCCTGAAGCAATTACTGTCGCAGCACAAGAATTACTCGGTGGTAAATACCCAAAAACACTTGGGGAACTCGCTGTTAACGGCAATGATTTAATGGGACTTGGATTACAGGGAAAGCAGATTGGTGATGCATTGAAACAAATGCTGGTGAAAGTATATGACGACAAAATTAGAAATAATAAGGAAGAATTACTATCTTTGGTACAACAAAGTCCTACTGACATTAAAGAAGGTTGGGACAACTACGAAAATCCTGTTTGGGATGTTAATGGTGAAATGGTTGATGTAGAATTTTTTATGAAGGAATACGATGTCTGGAACACCCAAGGTGGAACACTCGGATATCCAGACCCATCGAAAGAATCTGTATTGGAATTTCTTCAGAACAACTACGAAGATTTTTCAACAGATGAAAGATTGAAAAAGGAATTGTATTGGACGTTAACCGATAGAGATTTACTTAAAGAAGATAATGTGAAAAGGGTAAGTTATAGTGCAGTTGTTCTTGATGACATGTCAAGAGCCAAGTTGCTCAAGGTATTTACCCCAATGATTCCAGAAGGCTGGGAAGTCATTGCACATCACATGACAATTAAGATGGGACCGCTTGATATTGGCACTAAGGAAAAAGAAGATATGTCAGGTAATACTGAAATCATATTAAATGTTGTGGATTATGGAATGGATGACAAGGTAATGGCTGTGGGTGTTGAAGGATATCATTCAACGAATGCCAAAGCACATATCACATTGGCTGTTAATAGAGCCGATGGTGGAAAACCATTCATGTCAAATAAATTAACTGAATGGAAACCACTTGGATTTCCTTTGGAATTAACTGGAAAAGTAAGCGAAGAATGAAAAGATTAGCTGTATTTGATTTTGACGGCACGTTGATTGATTCCCCGGAAAAGGAAAGTGGAAAGCTGGAATGGGAACAGAAAAAAGGGCAACCTTATCCATATGATGGATGGTGGGGTCGTCCAGAAAGTCTTGATACCGAAGTGTTTGACATCAAAGCATTCCCAAGCATTAAAAAACAATTGGAGCAAGAAAAGAGTATTCCAGATACTACTGTGATAATCCTGACTTCCAGAATGGAAAAGTTGCGTTCAAAAGTCGAGGAAATACTTAAGAACAATAAAATTAATGTCGATGATATAATATTGAAAAGGGGTGGTGAATCCAAGGGTGATGTGATTATGAACATCGTGAAATACAACCCGGACCTTAAAGAAATTCTGGTTTATGACGATTTCATGAATAAGAACGCAGCCAAAATTGCAGAGTATACCAAAATCCAAGACGACTTACCACAGGACATCCACTACCATTTGTTTTTTGTTGATAATGGCAAGATTAGTCTATTGGAATCCAACAACAAGTTATTGGGTATTATTCTTGAAGAAATTAATAATTTCAAATCATAGTATTTATATAAAATTCTCGGAATGATTGACATGAGATATAAACCATATTTTTTACCACAGGTACACATGCCTTTCGATGTTGTATTACAAAAACTTGATGACGAAGGTATCGAATATGAAATACTTAAAGTTGACCCGAATGAATTAACCGCATCCCAAGGCGTTACTTTCAGTGATGAAGTTGGGAAGGTAGATTTGAAGGATGAAAAACCTATTTGGGTGGGTGAAAGTATGAAAGTTCTTGATGGTCATCATAGATGGGTTAAATCAATGCTTGACCAACAACCCATTATGGTAGTTAAACTTCACATGAATGACAAAGACGCTTGTAGACATCTAAATAAAATACAGGACATCTACGAATACGAAGAAGCGCAACAAATGGAAGAGGTTGTGGCACAGGATGCAATCAATGTCGTGGATAACGATAAGGATGCTGGTTTTAGTGATGAAGAATTTCTCATGAGTCTTGAAGAAGACAACTCAGCAGTTCAATCAGAAAAACCAACGTTGAATAACAAAAAACTTATTGCATATCGAAAAGAACCTGTTAAAGAAAACAGTGTTGTTGGTAATTTTTTCATGTTGAAGCCACAGGATGGTTTTGGAAAATATGAAATCGAGTTCGATAATCTTCTTGATGTTGGAAAGTTGGGTGTTAGTTATAAAGAGGGACAAGTGCCTGTTGAAATATTGGCAAGAATCTGGTTCCCTAACGTAAATTTTGAAAAAATAAGTGGGCAATATGATATGCCATCAGTTAATTTAATGAATAAAGCAGTTGCAAATAAAGCAATGAAAATGGGATATGATGGAATTAAATACGGTGACACAATAGTACAAGGATTAAAATAAAATATTATGAGCATATATAAAATAACAAACAGAACAAATCTCGTAGGTAAACGTGATTTTAAATTCAACTCTGAATTAGATATTACAGTCGTTGATAATATGGTTAAAAAAACCATGAAAATAAAACCCGGTGATAGTGTGTTTCTTACAGTAACATCTCTCCCACTCTCAGTTCATAGACTTCGAGTAAAGGGATTGGTAACTGTTGTTGAAGTCAGTCCTGCTGACCTTCCAAAGAAAGCACCTGTACCAAACACATCTAATAAGAAGGTAGTTGTACCGAAACCAACTACCATTGAAAAGAAAACAGTATCTGCTAAGAAAAAATCAGCAGGTAGACCTAAAGTCGCTGATACTGAAAAAGATAGTGCCAAGTAAGTGATATAATTTCCATGATTTAGTAATTAAGCCAGCAAATCTGCTGGCTTTTTTTATTGCAAATTCAAGATTCTCCCCCAAAATCCGTATAAGTAATATATGTGATAATTATATTATAGAAATTTATAAAAACTTATGGACGGCAAAATCAGAATTTTATTTTACAATCTCGATAGTGCGGGGGTAAATTATTTCAGAACTCAGACACCTGCAATGGAACTTGAACGATTTCATTCAGATGATTTTTATGTGGAAATCAATCCACAAATCGACTTTACAAAACCAGAATATGTCGATTACCTCAAAACATTTCATATTGTTCATTATCATCGTCAACTTATTCAAGACAGCAAGATAATGATGAATTTAGCAGCAGAACTAAAAAAATCAGGTACAATACTTATTGTGGATATTGATGACTACTGGAAATTACACCCAAAGCACCCGTTTTATAATATGAGCAAAGAGAAGCAAATGGATGTTCCAATTAAGGAGAACCTTAAAATTGCTGATTACGTTACAACCACGACAGATATATTTGCTGATGAAATTCGTAAGGTTACTGGCAGGGATAATGTTAGTGTATTTTATAACAGTATTGACCCGACATGGATGAAACAGTTCCAAGATAAATGGAAACCAGACCCAGATGATTTGGTTAGGATTACTTATATGGCAGGTAGTTCTCACATGGTCGATGTCGAACAACTGGAAGGTGTAGTAAACTTTCTTAATAGCAGTCCTGATACCAAGGGTAAGTTCAAGGTAACTATTGCTGGTTGGGATACTGAAGGTAGTACGACTGATGTTACATTTAATCAGGATTTTGCAGACGAACTTCAGAAAATGGGTCTTTGGAATCAGAAATTGGTGAAAATAATTAATAACACCAGAGGTGATGTTGACAAGATGCCTACACTCCCAGCTAAAATAAAAGATAAGTATAGAGAGAAGGTATTCGATAGTAAACAAAGGGATATTAAATCCGAAGAAAGCGTTTATCTTTATTATGAAAAACTCCTGACAGATAATCACAGGATTATTGAAAACGAAGATTATATGAATTGGCTTACGAACTTCGAAAGAGGTGTGAAGTATGACAATGAAGGTAACTTTGCGAGACGTTGGACCCAGAAAGCAAATGCGTATGCAAATGTACTGGATGAAACCGATATCGTTATTGCACCACTTGCTGACAACGAGTTTAACAGAATGAAGTCAAATCTGAAGCAAGTTGAATGCTGGACAAGAAAACTTCCAATTGTTTGCAGTGACATCCCACCATATAATGTGCATGGTAGACATATGGAAAACTGCGTGTTAATTCGTGCGGAGAAAAACGCACACAAATATTGGAAGAAGTACCTGAAACAGTTGGTGTTAGATGCTGATTTAAGGAAACGTTTGGGTGAGCAATTATACGAAGATTTCAAGGAAGATTATAACCTGAAAAACGTTACTGAAAAGCGTGCTGCTTTTTATAAGGAAGTGGTCGCTAAGACGTTAGCGGTGACTTAACGAGATTTTTGTAGTATTTATAACAAAAATAACGTACACAAAAACAAGTAATCATGAAAAAACTAAAAAAACGAATTAACGACATCGGCAAAAAACTTAGTAAGAAATACGTGGGTGATTGTCATCCTGAATTTTACAAGTTAATTGAATCCAGAAATTTATTTTCATTTTCGTTAACCAAAGAGTTGTCTAATAAAAAACGAATTGATATTATGAAGATGTTGAATTCGAAATCATACAAAAATTATTTTTATTCTGCTGTTCAATACAATGTTGAAAGTCCAACACTGATTTCTGTTGTTGAACCAAAAAGATTTTTTGGTCGCATGTGGAATATGTTAGGTAATTGGGTCGCAAAGCAATATGTTCGTTTGTTTGATAAGGAACTATATGAAATGGTTAAGAGGTTCGAGACCATTTCAAAAGGTACTGTAGAACTGGATGAGAAAATAGATGAATACCTTGCCGAAACATCAATAGAAGATAGAGTGAAAAGGATGGGAAAATTAGGTATCATTAAGAAAGTTGATTTTAAAGATAGTGATGAGGATGAGAGAATGTTTGAAGCCTATCAACATTATTTGCCGGAAGCATAATGAAAAAGTTCTTATTTAAGATAATCTTGTGGACGTATATTAAGGTACACACCTTATTCATTAATCTTGGTTTTGCCATGCAAGACGAAGCTGCGTTCAGTTTCGATGTTGACGAGAAGAAGAAGTTCAATAAAAGAATGATTAGAAGTCAGTTACTTCAAAAATTCGAACAAGGTCAACGTGATGAAAAATATGTTCAAGATTATTATGAACTCCTGAAGAAAGCAGATAAGTTTATGTTAAATGCCACTGCACATCAAAAAGCAGTAGCTGCTGATAGATGGGGAATGAATGTTGGAATAAAAGATAAATATGGGAGACGATATGACCATGTTGGTTTCTTTGATGATAAGCATAAACATGCTGGGAAAACAATGAAAGAAGTACTGGAAGCCGAGTTGTTGGAACGTAGAACAAATGATGATGACTACGAACTTCTGGCTATTATTAACAATGAACCAATTGAAACCGGGTTATCTAAAATACAGGAAGTCGTTGATGATGAATTACATGTCAATGATATGTTGAATAAATCCAAGACATTGGAATTCCCAATTAAAATAACTCGTGAAGAACGAAATGCTGATGGAACTCCAATTACCGTTATCAATAAGATTGAACAACTTGCTGAAGCAATGCATATCAAAAAAATTGGTTTTGAACACAGACAGTTAGAATTTTTCATACCTTTGAAATATAAAACAACGGGTATAACCGAAGGTACTGAAATTTTTAGTGAACTGATACTGATGAAGTCTATCTATGTTAGTGATGATTATGGTGAATTGGTAGGATTTCGTGTAGACTCCTTCGAGAAAAGAATAAATTATGACGATACTCATGAAGTTTGGATATTTCATGGTATTGAAATGGAAACAATTAAATAAGATTAGTTATGAGCGAATTTTTAAAGAAACTACAAGACGCTGTGGAAAATGAAGTTTTTAATTCAGATGCAGCACAAAGAATTAATAAGATAGATGAACTGGCTGACCAGAAAACCGTTGCTGGTTCACAAAGCGACCTCGATAAACGACTTGAAGCTGCTGGTGTTAAGAACGTAAGTCCAGAAGAAGCTGTCGCTCTCAATTCCCAATACGAAGAACAGATGGCAAAGATTAAAGAGAGGGATGGTGTCAATGCACAACTCGCTACATTGATTGAAATCGATGACATAATTAAACTAAGTATTATTGACTTGTTTGAGTTTATTGAGGGTCTTGAAGAAAAGTTTGCTGAGAAGTTCAAGGAAGTTGATGTTGATAAAGTGATGGAAGACGGAAAAATTAACGAAGACGATAAAGAATATTTTGATTTGAAGGGTCAAATTGCGTTGATTCGAAATCGATACGATTCACTTCTCGTGAAATAAAATTAATATAAATAATAACAAGTCCCGACAAGTTCAGACAAGTCCCGACAAGTTCAGACAAATCCCGACAAATATTTTGTCGGGATTTTTTTGTTTAAGTATTTATAGAAAACTCAATTATAATGGTATCGTATAATATCCAGTTTCCGCTTAATGATGATAATACGACAAACACGTATTTTCAAATGACAAAGGTGACAAAGGATGCTTTTAGTTCTGACCTAATATTCCTTTTATTGACTCAGAAAGGAGAAAGATATATGGAACCGGATTTCGGAACAAATTTATTGAAATACGTTTTTGAGCCAAACGATAATCTAACAGCAACGGAAGTCGAAAAAGAAATAAAAAGAACGATTTCATTATATATTCCTGCATTGACAATAAACAGTATCGAATTTAATTGGAATTTGGATTCAGAGGGCAATCCGATTTCAGAAACACAATTAAATGTTGTTATTAAATTCACATATAGTGAGGATGCGTTTAGTGAAAGCGGTGAATTAGAACTAAATTTTTAATTAAAAAGACATGGCAACAGACACAACAACAAATGTAATTAAATACGGAAGTAGAACCTTCGGAGAAATCAGGACTGATTTAATTTCGTTGATTCAACAATCCTATCCTGAAGTACTTAGTGACTTCACTGATTCAAGTGTGGGTGCTCTGCTCATTGACTTGAACGCAGGTGTTGCAAATAATCTCAGTGTTAATA